AATTGGCAGAAGAAAATATTGTTGAAGGCCAGGAAAAAGAAGCGAAGCATCTTATCGAGCAGCATAAGAAAGGTAAAGAATTGCCGATTTTGTTATAAAATTTGACAGATGTGGTAAGATATTTTTAGTGAGTTGATCACTCACTTTGTATTATTTTCTAGCCGATCCCGGGTACGCGGCGGGATCTGCTTTTTTATTTGGTAACAAGGTTGAAACAATGTTTGTAAAAGGCAAATCAGGAAATCCAAACGGCAGGCCAAAAGAAGCAACCGTATTTTCGTTGTTGGCGCGAAAGCATTCTACAAAAGCATTCAAAGTCTTAATTCAATCGCTTTCATCTCCAAACGAAAAATATCGGATCATGGCTGCCAGCATCGTCATTGAACGTGCATACGGAAAACCTATTCAGGAACATGAAGGTGTGAATGTCCAGGTTGTCGTTATGCAAGAAATTAAGAAAAGTGATGATGAACCATTGAGGTTTAACATTGGTGCTGACAGTACCGAAGATTCTAGATATCCCGTCGAAGATTCTCCCAGTAATTGAGCGATTCAACGATTATCGCTATTTTCTGTTAGAAGGTGGTCGTGGCGCAGGAAAGTCTCAAGCCTTCGGTCGTTTTGTTCTTTATTTGGCTGAGCGCTACAATATCCGTGTTGTATGCGGCCGTGAAATCCAAGTTAATATTTCTGAATCTGTTTATTCCCTCCTTGCTGATTTGGTTAAGACTTTTCAACTCAACTTTGATGTAGGCGCGACTAAGATCACTCATCGAATTTCAGGTTCAACGATCAATTTCAGAGGTTTTAGAGAGCAGGGTGTGTTTAATATTCAGGGGCTTGAAGGTATTGATATTCTTTGGATCGATGAAGCACAAGCTTTGACCAAACTCACACTTGACGTTTTAATTCCGACCATCCGAAAAGAGAATGCAAAAGTTTTTTTCTCGATGAATCGGCACATCCCGAATGATCCTGCGTATGCACGGTTTGTTGGGCGTGATGATTGTCTGCATATCAACATCAATTTTTTCGATAATCCATTCTGTACCATTGCACTCAAGCGCGAAGCTGAGGAATGTAAAAAGATTAGTGAAAAAGACTATAAGCACATTTGGCTTGGTGAACCACTAGACATGGCAGAGGACTCTGTGTTTTCTCTAGCTGAGATTATTAATTGTAGGCAAAATTCTCATATCTTGGCAGATGGATACGGCTGGCGGGTGGCGGGGTTTGACATCGCAAGGTATGGAGATGACAAGAACGCTGTTGTAGTCTTACAACAGATGAGAGCGCTTCACTGGAAAGAAGTCTATGTAGATGAATGGGATCATAAGGATCTTAATTATACGACTGGGAGGATCCTCTCGACATGCAACGAGCAGAGAATCGATCTTGCGGCGATCGATGAGGATGGTTTAGGTGCTGGTCCATTTGATTCCCTCACGAAAGGTCGTGGACTGGATTATTTCGTTGGGTTTAGAAATCCGACTATCAGCTATCAAGACAATAAAGAATTTGGCAACAACCGGACAGCGAATGCGTATAAGACGCGTGATCTATTTATGAAGGGGCATTTGTGTGTTAAAGACCAAAGAGTGATTGACGAACTTATGACCGTTAAATATACGTTTGAACATAATCAAAGACGGATATTAGTTTCTAAAGAGAAAATGAGGAAAGACGGGTTTAAGAGTCCGAACCTTGCTGATGCATTGATTATGGCTGTGTCGCTCATTGGGCAAGTTAAGCAGGAACAAGACAGACCGTATCAATCAAAGCAACCGAAATATGCAAAAGACGAAAGTTTGTTTCAGATCGCGGGGGTGCGTTAATGGGACTATTTACGGCAATTTTAGCGACAGCAATAGGGATTGGGGCAGGTGTTGGAATTTCAAAGGCGGTCGGAGGTGGATCAAAGGGAGGCGGTGAGGCTCCTATTCAAAGCCCACAACCATTGCCGCAAGCTCCAGAGGGAGAAGATGCAGCGGAGAAAGCAGAATCTATAAAACGCAGGAAAACTCAGGCAGCCTCAAAAACAATTTACACTTCTCCGCTCGGTGTTGCGGGTGAGGCGGCTGTTGCAAAAAAGACGCTGCTCGGACAATGATCATAAAAAATTATTCTGATCAATATCGTGAAGATGTGATTCGTTTGATTCGTGAATTTCATACCGAGTCTTTAGCGGAATATGACGGAAAATTTAGCAAAGATGGCCTGATTAAAACGATCGAAGGCTTGCAAGTGAACCAGGCTGATAATTGTTTTTTGTTGATTGATAACGAGAAAGCAGTCGGTATTTTGGCTGGGGTTGAGATCAAGTCAATGTGGTCGGATGAACGGTTTTATCAAGAGCTTGTTTGGTTTGTGGACCATGAGTACCGAAGGCTTGGTGCGTTATTTTATAAGTCGGTTGAATATACGTTAAGGATGCGTGGGTATGCCGCGATTATTATGGCTGTGATGGAGAACTCAAAGCCTGAGAAAGTGAAAAGGTTTTACGGACGGATTGGCTATAAACATTTTGAAACACATTTCATTAAGAAGTTAAAGGACGAACATGCCTGAAGAAATCAAACCCGCAACGAAGCCAAGAGCTGCTGAATTGATTGATCGGTATGAGCAACTTTTAAGTGGCCGAAAGAATTTTGAGAGTTATTGGCAGAGTCTTCATGACTATTTTTACCTGGAAGCTCAGGATGTGAACAAGTCTTATTATCCGGGAACGGAGCTTGACCCGACTTACCTTTGGGATTCGACCACTCTCGAATCAGCGGATGTCTTTGCATCAGGGTTTATGAATTACCTAACCCCTCCAACTTCAAAATGGTTCAGGCTGAGACACAGGAATCCACGGCTTTCGGAGAATAAGGCTATTGGGGACTTTTTGGAAACCGTCACTGATGAGGTTAATTACGCGATCAACAGGTCTAACTTCTACGATCAGATGTTTCCGTCTTATAAGTCATCAGGTGTGTTCGGAACGTCAACCTTATTTGTTGAGGAAGACATTTATGATGACCTTAGGTTTTACAACATGCCGCTAAAGCAGGTCGTGATTGGTGAGGATGCTAAAGGCCGGGCGATTCAGTTCTTTATTGAGTTTGAGTTCACGGCGCGGCAGGCTGAAGGAAAGTGGGGACGAGAGGCGTTATCGAGTG